CGTGACGCAGCAGATAAATTAAAAGGAGATGGGAAGTCAAAGGATGTTGAAGGAGATAAGGTAGCGGGCCCTGGTGATTTTGATAGGGATTCTGATAGTAATAAAGACATAGATCCAGATTATGCAAGAACTACTGATGATGACAAACCATTAGAGATTGAAAGAACAAAAGAATTAAAAAGAAATGATAAAGAAAAACAAATAACATCTGATAAAGATAAACAAGCATTGGAAAAGTTTGAAAAGGATTTAAATGATTTTTATGATAATCCTACTAAAGCAAAAGCAGAAGAATTAGTTGAAAAATATAAACTACGTAGAAATTTCCCAAGTGACCCTGATGCAAATGCTAAAATTTATCCAGGTTTTCTTCCAAACTCTGCAAGACATTTATATAATACAAAAAGTGGAGCAGCTTCATCACATGGTGGACAATTAGTAAGAGATTTAGAGAAGGCTTTAGGAGATAAATTACCTGGTGAGAAAAAAGGTGCCGCATCACCTGGACAACAATTAGCTACATCTTCAAAAAATAATTTAGGTGTACCATTAAAGGCTAAAGATTCAGCAGTAGTTAGAGAAGTATTTAAAGATGATAATAATCCAGCGTTTGATGAATTAACTGAAGGTCATAAACAATTATTTGGGCCAAAAGATAAAAATGGTGAAATATTAAGTCCAAGTGATAAACATTCAAGAGAGTATTTAGAACATGCGATTAATGAAAATGATTCGTTAGATAATACTATTGCAAAATTAAAAGAACTCGAAAAAACTGCTAATACATCACCCAAAGCTACTAAGGCTATGGAGGAATATAAAAGAAAACAACAAGAAATATTAAAAAACTATGATATACCATCAAAACAGGCTTCACAAGCTTTTGCTGATGCGTATAAAGATATGGTACAAGTTTTAGCGGAAGAAGAACCTGAATTAGCATCTAAATTATTGAAAAATATGGCGGAGATTGCTATTTACAATATTGAGTTAGCTCGAGGAGATGAAGTTTATTTACCATCTTCACCTAACTTCCCAGGAGCAGATAAATTAGTAAAAACTTCTGAAGGAATTGAGGGTGAGATAGTGACTGGTGTTAGTGTTAAATTTGGAAAAGATGGTAGTTTAGGTATTGTGGGATTCCCTACAGAAAATAAACAAATTTTATTATATCATAATGATAAGTCTTATAGAAAGAATACAAGTAGTGTTCCAGGTGAAGAAGGATATGCTGTTGGTTTAGCTGATGAAGTAATAGATAGTGATGAAGCGATGGGTAAATTATTTGAAGAATCAGGATTTGGTAATGTAATATCAGATAAAAAAGAATATTATGGACTTCTTCGTGAGTATAAAGAATTTAGATTAGAGTTACAAAAAGAAGGTTATTTTGGAAAGTCACCTACACCTGAACAAAAGAAAAGAATTAGAGAAAAAGAAGATGAATTTAATGCAAAGTTTTTAGCACTTGTTGATAAAGATGAATTATCAAATGTTGTTGGAGAACGAAATGCTAAATCTCTATTACATAGAAATCCAGGAGCATTTTTACAAGGAATGAATGCATCTGCGGCTTGTAGATCAGGTGGTGGTATTCAAGGTATTACATCCCATTCACAAGTGATTGAGAATAATGAAATTACTTTGAGAACAAAAGGATATCCATCAGACCCTAAAGAGCTTAAATTTGGAACAATGAGAGCTGATGAAGAAGCAAGAAATGGTGGATTATTAATAGGTACGGGTCATCCATCTGACGAAAAAACAACTGATAGAACCGAGGTATTTTAATGAAAACTCAATTACTTTGTACATTTACTAAAAAACCAACTTTAAACGAATCAATTGATATCATTATTTCTTGTAATGATATATTATATGACAAAATTTATACTTTTGAAGATGTAGAGACACCTAATAATTTAATGTGTACCTACAATGTAGAATATGATGAAAATTTTATGGAAGGTATTCCTAATACAATTTCTCTACATAGAAAAAAACAAACCAATACACTTTATACAATTAACGCCCTCAATGATGTCATAAGAGAATTAAATGATGGAGTTTTAGATAAAACATTTATCATACCCTGGGAGAATTATAAAAATTCAGTTTTACTCTATAATGAAGATGGGTTAGTTATTATAAAAACTAAATTGTATAAAATTATAAATTGTTCAACTTGGAGCTCATCATAAAATAAAGTGAAGTTATATAAACCTAGTTTTGATAGACACGCAAATTTATCAAAACAATACCCAGAATTGGGAAAGTTATACAATCAGCCAATGGGATTTTGGTATGGATCCTCACCGTATAAAACAGTTAAAAATGTTAGTGGTAGAATAAGACGATTACTCAATAGAGTATTTAAAACTTTTATTGAGACTAAAGAAGAAAATATAGCGGTTTTGGTCTTATATTCAATTCCAGGTAGAGATTTAGGTTATTTTTCTAAAGGGGGAGAACAGACTTATACGAAATATTTAGAATTTATTACAGAGGTGTCTAATGGAATTGGAGATAGTAATCCTATAGTTATATTTGAACCAGACGCTCTTCCACAAACACATCAAATGAAATACGATGATAAGGTTAAGAGATTTGACCTCTGTAAAAAAAGCTTAGAAATTTTAAAGAATAATAAAAATGCGTCAATATATTTAGATGTTGGACATCCTTATTGGTTAGATAGTGAAGAAGTAATAGAATTACTTTCAGAATTTGATAAGAAGTCATTTAAAGGATTTAGTTTGAATGTATCAAATTTTGTTTCTACTAAACAATGTATTACTTATGGTGATGAAATTTCAAAACAAACGAATAAATCATATATAATAGATACTTCACGAAATGGAATGGGTTATACTGGAGATTGGTGTAATCCTGAAGTTTGTGCAATTGGTGAATTACCAACATTTAAAACTGAATCTGAGAATTGTGATGCATATTTATGGATTAAACCACTTGGAGAATCAGATGGTAAAGAGAATGGTTCACCAAAAGCGGGTAGATTTTATTTAAATCACGCTTTAAAAGTTATAGAAAATTCAAAGAAAATTGGAACGTTTAACTTCTAATAAAAAATCGAAAAAAAAAATTGTTTTTCAGAAACAGAGTTATATTTATTCTTGAAGGTCAAATGACACTTTACGAATACAAATTAACTAATTAACAAATACAAAATAGGAGATATCTAATGGATTTAAGTTTAGTAAAAAAACGACTAAATCAGTTACAATCAACAACCCAAAGAACTTCAAATCTTTGGAAACCTCAACCAGGCAAACAACAAATCAGAATTGTACCTTATAAATTTAATAAGGACAATCCTTTTATAGAGCTGTTCTTTCATTATGATTTAGGTGGAAAGTCATATCTTTCCCCAATTTCATTTGGTCGTCCAGACCCGATTGAAGAATTTGCTCAAAAACTAAAATCTTCAGGTAATCGTGATGATTATCGTCTTGGTAAGAAACTTGAAGCTAAAATGAGAACTTATGCACCCATTTTGGTTCGTGGTGAAGAAAATCAAGGCGTAAGGTTTTGGGGATTTGGAAAGCTGGTATATCAAGAATTACTTTCTGTAATTGCTGATCCAGACTATGGTGATATTACAGACCCAGTAAGTGGTCGTGATGTTACGGTTGAGTTCAAAACAGCGGAAGAAACTGGAGCAAGTTTCCCTTCAACTGCGATACGAGTAAAACCAATGCAATCACCAATTTCAGAGGATAAGAATGTGTTGGAAGCGGTAGCAGATACTCAGAAGGAACTTACTGAAATCTATCAAGAGATGAGTTATGATGAACTTACAGAAGTTTTGAATACTTGGCTTGAAGGTGGAAGTGAGGAGAAGGAAGAAACTAAAGAGAAATCGGTTACTTCAGATACAGTTAAGGATACAACCGAAACTGTAAGTGATGTTTCTTCAGCGTTTGATGAACTCTTTAATAAAGAATAGTAATATAATGAGCGTAAGAGATGAACTTGCTGATGTATTAGCAGGTACTTTGAATAAAAAGTTCAAGGATTATAAAGTAGCTTATTTCTTAGATGGCACGGATCAGACTCCCACAGATATAAAAGATTTTGTATCTACTGGTTCAACTATGTTGGATGTAGCAATATCAAATAAACCTAATGGTGGTATTGCTGTGGGTAGAATTACAGAATTGAATGGACTTGAGAGTAGTGGTAAATCACTACTTGGAGCTCATATTCTCGCAGAAACTCAGAAAAAAGGTGGACTTGCAGTTTATATTGATACTGAAACATCTGTTTCTCATGAGTTTTTGGAAGTAATTGGTTTAGATATGAAGAGCATGTTATATCTTCATGTCGAAACTGTAGAGGATATCTTTGAAGCGATTGAAGAAATCGTAACAAAAGTTCGTGAGTCTGAAAAAGATAGATTAGTTACTATATTAGTGGATTCTCTTGCAGCAGCAACTACCAAAGTTGAGTTAGACGCTGACTTTGATAAAGATGGTTGGGCAACGGCCAAAGCTATTATAATATCCAAAGCTATGAGAAAAATTACTCAAATGATTGGACGACAACGGATAGCTTTGGTCTTTACCAACCAGTTAAGACAAAAGTTAGGTGTTATGTTTGGAGACCCTTGGACAACAAGTGGTGGAAAGGCATTACCATTTCATGCTTCAACACGAATCAGACTTAAAAATAAAGGTCAGATAAAAGATAGTAAGAAGAATGTTATTGGTATGACTATTTTAGCACAAGTTGTTAAAAATAGACTTGGGCCTCCTCTTAGGAAAGCTGAATTTCCACTCTATTTTGAAACAGGAATAGATGATGAAGGTAGTTGGCTGACTGTAATGAAGGATTACGATATAGTGAAACAATCTGGTGCTTGGTATACATTACCTATCATTGATTTCGAAACTGGTGAGATTACAGATGAAAAGAAATTTCAATCTAAAGATTTCAACAAAATTTTGGAAGAAGATGATTTAAAGGAATATGTTTATAATCTCATATGTGATAAAGTCATATTAAAATATGACAAGTCCGCTCTTGGTATAGATGATGTGGAGATTACAGATGAGTCCCTTGATGAATGATAGATACGTAAGTATTCTTGAACAGATAAAGAAACAAGGCGGTAAATTAGATGATGGTCACTTCAATGATAAAGTACTTATAATAGATGGCTTAAATACTTTTATACGAGTATTTAGTGTTATACCAACTCTCAATGATGACGGTGTTCATATTGGGGGAATAGTTGGTTTTCTAAAAAGTATAGGTTATGTAATTCATCTTTTTAATCCCACCCGAGCTGTCATAGTATTTGATGGTAAGGGTGGGAGTACCCGCCGCCGTAAATTATTTCCTGAATATAAAGCAGGTCGTAAAACAGATAAAAGACTTGTTCGTGCATATGATTTCGCAGATAAAGAAGAAGAACGAGCTAATATGTTACGACAGTTACAGCGAACTGTTCAATATTTGGAAACATTACCACTTAGTATTTTATCAATAGATAATATTGAAGCGGATGATACCATTGGTTATTTATCTAAACAAGTTTTTGATAAAAATGTTGTCATTAGTTCTACTGATAAAGATTTTTTACAACTTGTCAATGATAGAATTAAGATTTATTCACCTACTAAAAAGAAAATTTATGATGAAGATAAAATATTTGAAGAATATGGTATTCCTTCAAGAAATTTTTTAACTTATCGTATATTAGAAGGAGATAAATCAGATAATATACCTGGAGTTAAGGGTGCGGGTTTAAAAACTATCATAAAAAGATTTCCACATATACAAGAAAAAGATAAAGATTTAACCATAGAAGAAATAATACAATCATGTCGTGGTAAGGAAGATGAAATGAAAATTTTTGAAAGTATATCGATGTGTGAATCTCAATTAGATATTAATAAAAGATTAATGCAGTTACATGATGTTGATATACCAAATTCCACTAAATTGAGAATACGTGAAGGAATAGATAGACCTATATCACAATTGAATAAAATGGAATTTGAAAAAATGTTTCTACAAGATAAACTTTTCGCTTCTTTACCTAATTTACAGAGTTGGTTAAATCAGAATTTTACTCAATTAAATAGATATGCAAAAATGAGTAGTCATGGGTAGAAAAGTTAAATATAAGACTAAACAAGAGAAACAAGATGCTCAGCGTAAATGGCAGATGGAACATTACTATCGTAACCAGGAAAGATTACGTAAAGTAGCACGTGATAGATACAGAAAAAAACGACAGTTGGAAATTGAAGAAAAACGCAGGAAAGAATTGTATGGAGAGTAATAGTGAACATGGATTTTATTCAATCGAGAAAGTAAAAGAATCGGACTTTGTTGAAATAGATGAAGTAAGTGCGTTAGATATAGTATTCAATAATCACTATTCAAAAATAATGCCAAGATTAACTAAACATTTTCTTGGAAGTTTTATTGATAATAAACTTGTTGCAGTTATTACTCTTGGGTGGGGAGTTCAACCACTTAATACAATTAAAAATTTATTCCCTTCTTTAAAATCTAAAGACTATTTAGAGATAGGTAAAATGTGTATGTTAGAAGAATTACCTAAAAATTCAGAATCAGTAATTTTATCTAAAATGTTTAAATGGGTTAAGGAGAATAGACCTGATATAAAATTGATTTATACTTGGGCGGATGGTATATTGGGAAAACCAGGTTATGTTTATCAAGCAACTAACTTTTTATATGGTGGGTTTATAACTACAGATTTATATCTATCTGATACTGGTGAGAGAGTACATCCAAGAACAGCTCAATCTTATTTAAAGGATAAGAAAAATTTAAATATAGGTAGAAGACCTACTAAAGAGTTTTTAATTGAAAATAATTGGAGTCATTATAGAGGTAGACAATTTAGGTATGTTTATTTTTTATGTAGTAAGAGAGAAAAGAAAAGATTGTTAAAAGAAACTGATATTAAGTGGAATAGAACATATCCAAAGGATAAAGAATTGGTTTGGAAGAAAAAAGATTTTACAGATGGGTCTTGGAGTTTTGTGAATGAGATAGAATGGAGAAGTAATTCACCACTTAAATATAATAAATCAGCTATAAAGAATAGTAGAGTTGTGTCAACTTATAATAAAGCAAAGGAGTTTTTTGATTTTAATGGAAAGTAAACTTATTAATGGAGATAGTGCTGACGAACTAAAGAAACTCGAAGATAATTCAATAGATTTACTCTGTACAGATCCACCATACGG